CATTTTTGATAAATAATTTCCCAATGTTTTCCCTGTCCATGCTTGACCATTATTATACAAAAACTGGCCATCACTTTTTATCGTTAGGTTTGCTAAAATTCCCATTAATGATTGACCATTTAGAGTAACATTGCTATCGCTATCAGAACTCCAATCTTTAAGATAAAAATAGCCCATCGGAACATATTCGACTCCGTTCTCTTCAGTAAGAACACCAATGTATGGTTTTATTATACAATTATCAGTTAAATATTTAACTAAACCTTGTGGATTCAATGGATTGAATGAATTATCATAATTATTAAGGTTAACAGCACAAGTGTTAATAGGTGTACTTGTAAACAATAAATCTATTTCCTCATTTGTGGTAAACGACACTAAATCAGAATCTTCGTATACTTGCGATATTCCAAAATCAATCTCGGATATTCTTATTCTTCTATTTGAATATTCCATTTTATGTATGTCAATGCTTATAGATTTTATAGTTATTGGATTATCAAAAATATATTGATAAACGTTTTTGCTGTTTTCTACCTCTATAATTTTAGATACATCATGACTATCTACTACTGTTAATGTAAAATTTTGAGCAATATTATTTTCAAAATATATTGTAATACCGCTGCTTGTAACAAAGTCATTATCTTTTGTTACTGTTATTATTCTACTTTCCAAGTCGTTAAATATGTCATTACTAACATAACCAAATTGGTTTCCTACAATATTATAATTTGGTAGAATAAAGCTCCCATCTAATTCTGTATAATTTTCTTCTAAACTTGCATATTTTTTGTTTTTCTTGACTCCATCTACTATTTCACTATCTAAACTGTTTCTTAAACGTTCTGGTGCAGTCATTAATCGATAACCGCTTCCATCCTGATCATCAAATATTACTTCTACATATCCTTTTACTTCTCTTTCTGTAGCTTTTATTGCTTTTTTAAATGATTCACTTACTGTTTCCATAACTTCACCGCCTTAATATTCAATGAAGTTCATTTGAACATCAGTTCTTTTAGTTAAAAGATATGTATTTATATCAGCATATTTTGTTTTTCCATCAAGGGGACCTGCATAAACTTTTTTAACAACTCTTTTGCCATAATTATCTGTAAATTTTAAGTAAAAATAATCTTTTTCATAAAGTGTTTGGAGTAACGACATTTGAACTGCATCTAATTTAGACCAACCGCACGTAACTTTTGCGAGATTTCTTCTTTTGATATCTCTATGCAAATATCCAGTCGCATCTCTAAATGAATTTTCTAAATGTGTATATGTTGGACTATAATTTCCTTCTGATGGAGTTGGTAAATCAAACCATGTATTATTATCGTAACTTGCTTCTAAGAATGCCCTTTATTATCAACTCCTTACTACCGTTGCAGATTTTTGCTGCCTTTTTCCTTCATTTTGAAAATCATCATATGTTGCCTGTGCCAAATCTTTACCATTAACTCTAAAATATATTGGTTGATTTGCTAATTCTAAGATGTTTTTATTTAAATCAATTAACAATTGAGTATTAGTATCATTGTTTCCCATTTTTTCAGCCACTTGGCTAGCAAAATCACTGATAAACTTACTATTTTGTAATGGAACTATAGCCTCTGCACCCTTTTCGCCAGCAACATAAGAACCCATATTAACACCCTTGCCAGGATTGTTAACAATACCTCCTTTTGCTAATCTAGGTAATTTAAAAGTAGGTAATTTCCCAATATTGATTCCAGGAACTTTATTAATAACTCCAACTAATAAATTTATTGTGTTTATGGGCTTATTAAGAATGGTTTCTATTGCATGCAAAACACCATTAACAACAGTTTTAAATACGCCTACAACTACATCAGCTACCGTTAAGGCAAGTCCTTTGATAACATTCCAAATAATACTTATTGTGTTTCCTGCAATTTTTATCAATCCTGTAAATATACTACCAAATATTTTAACAATTCCATTCCAAGCTTGCTCCCAATTTCCTGTAAAAACGCCTTTAATAAGATCAATTAAACCATCAAGTACTCCTTTAAGCATTGTAAAAGTATTATCAAATATATTTAAGATGTTTTGTATAATAGCAACGAAGGAATCATAAACTCCACCAAATAAATTCCCAAACATTTTATGAATTAAATCACTTTTACCAAAAAGCCAGTCAACGCCCCCTTGTAGAAAACTCTTTATATTTTCCCAATTAGAAGTTATTATTCCAATAATTGCAACTATTGCACCAGCTATTGCCACAGGCCATGCTCTAAACATAATAGCAATTCCTGCTATCGCTATACCTATACCGGTAATTATTTTCCCAAAATTTTGCCAGCTAGGGTCTTTTAAATAATCCATTACTGCCTGAATCATATAGACAATTCCTGCTATCGCTATACCGAGTCCAAAGGATTTTAAACCTCCAAGTCCTAATTTCCACGCTAATAAGCCTGCTGTAACGCCGGCCATTACAGATAAGATTAAATCTTTATTATCAACAATCCACTGCAGCCATGACGGAACAGGACCATCTATAGAATTCAAATCAAAACTAGGCATTTTAATTCCAGAATCTGCACCACTATTACTACTATCATTTTTGTCAGAATCTAAATTAGTTATTTCATCTATTCCACCAACTAAATTCTTTTTTGTTTCTTTTACATTTTTAGCTGTTTGCTTACTGCTATCTGCCATGCTTTTAAAATCTTTGGCACCGCCAAATAAATTAATTCCAAACCAAGCTTGAGCTATATAATTAACATATTGTAGTAACTTTACTACCAAATTGAGTATTGTTTCTATCAGTGGTTTTAACGTACTTGCCAAAGCATACTGAATATATTGTAAATTACTTTGCATTTGATCATTATATTGTGTAAGTGTACTCATAGCATTTCTTACAAGACTATAGGCACTTGAAACAGCAAATACAGCTAATGCCCATTTACCAACTTTTGATACAGTTTTGCTTATACCGTTACCCACATTATCTATATTTTTTCTTAAATTAGATAAATCATTTTTATTTAACTCCTGCTGTTTTTTATTTAATGAATCTAACTTTCTAGCCAATTTTGAATATTGTGCTTCTAACTTTTGTGTATCTCCAAATTCAAAACCCATATCTGCTTTTTTTAGTTTATTTTCTATTTCTTCCATTTGACTTTTAACGTAGGCAATTTCTGCATCAAAATTATCAGTTTCTAATTCAGTACCAATTACAACTCTACCATCCCTCTAATCACCTCCTAATGCATTATAGAATCTATTTTGACTTTCTTTTTCTTCTTCCGTCATTTCTTTTTCAACATCATCTTCTTTTATTAAAGATACTTGTCTTTTTGCTTTTAGTATTCTATTTTTTTCTTTCCAGTCTTTTATTTTTGAAACATCCATTGTTCTTAAATTTCTGACACGATTTAAAATACAACAGTTACCAAATTCACTATTTGATAAATTACTTAAATCATTAAAGAAATCCCACCAGTGCAGATACTCCATATCATATGGATTATACTTATAATCTTGAATAAAACTACTTCTTATGTAATATCTGTCTTTTTGCAAATCCATATCACGTTCTTCTTCTGTATCCTCTAAATCTTTTCCTAAACAAAGATATTTAATTGCCAGTTCAAGTAATTTTTCCCAATCTTGAGGATTATCTAATCCTTCATCGCCAAATAATTTATAAATAATAGCTAAAGGTCGTTCAGTGTCACTTACATCACTTGATTCTGCTATTTCATTACACTCAATAGCAACCCTAAAATCTGTGTTAATCTTATACTTTTTATTACCAGCCTTTACATATTCTGGATTATTCAAGTACATTATCTTCTTTCTTGACAGAATATTTAGACTTAATCTTTTTAGTTATATCATCTAATGTAATATTTAATTTGGGAGCTATTTGTTTTTCAATAATTTCATCAATTTCGCTTAATGTAGTCCATCTCATTTTTCTTCCATTTAAAAGTTTTTGAACTCCATTTTCACCTAAAAACATATTATAAATTTTAGTTTGTTCTTTATAAAATTCATTTAATGCTTTTACTTTGGCTTCTTCATTAGAACTCATAAGTTTTTTTCCTTTATGATCTTGTTGTTTTTCAATGATAAGAAACTTATTCTTTAATTTTTTTCTGCTTTCTTTTGACTTTTCAATTAGTTCTTGATAGATAAATGGCAGTTCGATATCTTCTAAATCAAATTCAAGATATTCTCCTGTTGGTTTACTTTCTACTATGATTTTTCCTGTTTCATCCTTAATTTCTTGTGTATAAACAAACACTCTGTATATATTTTCATTTTTTAATTGAATAGTATCCATATTTTCTCCCTTCAAAAAAATAGAGAGGGTTTCCCCTCTCCTGACTATTTACTGCTACTTTGTGTTGCACTTGTTGCTGGTGTAAATTTACCAGTAGACGGATTGTAACTACCATGTGTTTTCTTACCAATGAAATGAATGTCGAATGGTGCTCCTAATGCCTTTGTATCTCCACCCCAAGATTTCAAATCAACTGCGGCAGTTTGAATCCAAGCTTCAAATTCCCCACTCTTACTTTCAACTTCTTTTGTAGTATTCACTTCCATAAATGGGTATTCCACATCGGAACCATCTTTATCATATTTATTGATATCATATAATTCATCAGCGAATTTAGAGTCGTTTCTTAATTTGTATGGGTCAACTGTCATTGTTCTGTTTCCAGCGGTTACGTCAACTTCTGATTCTCCTAATACATTTTTTGTTTCTTCTACTTCGTTGTTCATCTCTTTTGATAATTCATCATTATCTTTTCCAAGAACTTCCCAAGTTGCAGTAGCATCTCCTTTTTTTGTTGGATCAACAAAAATCATATATTGTTCTCTTTTATATTTTCCCCTAAGTTTTACCTCCTATTTTTCATATGTTATTTTCATTTGAATTGAATATCTAGCAGTATTAGTTGTTGCATCTAATATTGCGCCATTATTTAAGCATTCTATACTTTCTATACCATTTATATCTGGTAATATTCCTTTGAAATTATTTAACTCTATCAAATCATATAAATCTTCATAAAATTTACTATTTGACATATTTTGAAGAACATCAGCACCATAATCATTGCAACTAATAAGTTGAAATTGATATTGTCTTAAAGAAGAACCATCTACATGTTTCTCTAATATTGGATCAACAGGTATTGGAACGATTGCAAATTCTGTTGGGTTTTCTCCCAAAAAATCTACATTTATTCTATAATTTTCATCTATTATATTATTATCAATTAAATATTTTCTTATTTTTTCAATCCTTATTTACACCCTCTATTCACATAATTTTGTACTTCCTTTACAACATTATCACCTTTAGATGTCCACATTCTTTTATCCCATTGTGAACCTGTTCCAACTGTATGATAAACCAAATTTTCTCCAGAATTAATCTTTGTTATACCAGGTCTAGACCAATACCCAAAATCAGGGCTGTAAAAAGCACCTTTTTTATATTTTGGATCAATGTACTTTTTTCCAGTGTAAAGATAATGTGCATCTGGTCCTTGATATATAATCTTATCAACTTGTAAATCTACATTTTGATTTAAATGGCTTGATGTACCTCCTGGGACGAATGGTGTCATATATCTAAAACAAGTTTGTGTTAGAAAAGCATGTGCTGAACCGTTTTTCTGAATCCCTAGTCTTGCCTTTATTACACTTGTTGGTTTTAAATATACACTCCTACTTTGCTCCTAATTGAATATGTTTCATTTCATCACTCCCAGAATTATTATCAATTAATGTTGTAATATTATAGTTGTCAATCGCCAAGTCACTTTGTTTAGATATACTATCTTCAATGTCACCCTTTGTAATAATATCTCCAATAGAAAAGGGAACTTTTTCAAGGCCTTTATTTTTGTCATATGGTATAAAGACGGTTATATCGTTGGATTTATCGTATCCTTTATTGATACTCGCACCTTTTCCACCTTGCCACATAACATTTTCTATTGGATATCTATCCCATTCATCTAATCTTGTCTTTGAATTAAATCTCTTATGATAAAGTGTCATGCTAGAGTTTGTTATCATATTAATCACCCCCACAATATAACACAAAAACATTATCAACCTTTGTTGTCGATAAATAAGTTTTTACTATATTCTTTAACCCTTCTTTTTTCTCTTTTGTCACTGGTTTATCGTAGCTTACTGAATAATTTCCTACAGTCTCACTGGACTTTGTCCCAGACTCATTATACTTGCTTATGGCATTGATTAAATCATAAATACATAATTTCAACTCTTGTGGATAATCAGATGTTTTTTTAAAACGATTAAATGTTAATTCATCAACTTCTTTTTCTGCACGATATTCTAATAAATTAAAGGGCATTTCTGAAAGATTGCCCTTTAACTCTTTATATTCATTATAAGTTAAGTATTGGTTACCAAACTTCATATATGCCCTCCTTTATTAAGCAAAGTCTACTAATAAGTCACTATCTAATTCTTTGATACCATAAATAATATCAAATGAAATTTTGTCTTTTTTAGTATCTTGATCATATCCAAATACTACTCTTACTGCTAATCCATCAGCACTAGCAATAGCAGCCTTTGCTGCACCTTGTGGTAACTCTAAAGATCTAGTTACTAAAGCTAAACCATTTCTATGGAAACCTAAAGAATGAGCTTTATTTACAATAAATGCACTTGCAGCTTCAGTAATTACAAATGGGATTTTTTCAGTTACTTTTAATGTTCCTGCTCCATCTGTTAAAGTTAAATCTTCTGCAACTTCAAATAGATAGCCATTAACGATTAATTTATCTCCTGCCTTAATTGTACCTGTTTTAGCAGTACCATTAGTTACACTAAATTGAGTAGAACCCTTTGCACATGTAACTTTATATGCTGTAGCAGTTCCAGCTGTTGAAGATACATTTTCTGGTGTATTTTGGCTCATGAATGAATTCATTGTATAAACTTTACCAATTTCAGCATCTTTTAATGCTTGACTATCTCCTTTATAACAAACTTTAGCAAAGTTATCTAAAGTATTATATTTATATAGAGTATCTACTGCTAATACTAAGTTTCTGTTATTGTCTCTTGGAGCTTTTTTCTTATCTAGTGCCTTAGCTACATTTGCAATATCTACAATTGTAGGATTAGATGATACTTCTACTTTAGAACCTGCCTTTTCAACTCCAACAGTTAATAAATCAATGTCTACTGCTTGAGCTATAGCGCTTAATGCTGGTTCAATAACTTGTTTTGAGAAATCTTTAATATCTAAAGTCATTTCTTTTGAAGTTACACCAACAGTAACGTCTCTATAACGATCCATTTTAACTGGAACAGAACCTTCACTGATATCTTGCTCTTCTACTTCTCCTATAAAGTTTTTAGCTACGAATTTAGCTGGTTTACGAACTGTAATTGTATCTCCTACATTTACGAATTCTTTTGAATAATCTCTATGTACTAAGTTAGCCATAGTTAAATTTGATTCTAATACAAGTAATGCTTCATTAGCGATTATTTGTGGTGTTAATATTTTATTATTCCTATTATATTCCTTCTTTCTTTTTTCTTTTAATTATTATTTCTCCATGCTTTATATTGTTCAAAAGACATTTCATCTAAATTTGTTGGTGTAGAATTATCTCCTTCTCCCATACCTGGCATGCTAGCAGGCTGATTTGGATTAACAAATAATCCTTCCTTATCTTTTGTAAGGCTTTCAAAGATTTCACTTATACCTTTTCCCTTATTTTCTACTTTGTTTAATTCTGATTTTATATCAGTAATAAGACCATTTTTTACATAATCACTTGTAAATTTTTTATCTCCAAATGCAGAAATAATGTTGTTGGTAAGTATTTCATCTTCTTTTTTTGCTTTTTCATCAGCAATTCTCTTAGCTTCAGCAGTTTTCATATCTGCTATTTCTTTTTTTAGACCATTTAGTTCTTCAGAATCTGGTACATTTTCTAATTGCTTTTCTAAATTGGCAATAGTAGTCTTGTAAGTTTCTATTTCCTTATTCAAATCATTTTTAGCTTTTTCGGATTCAGTTGTTACTGTTTTACCATGTTCTGCTAGTATTGATTTAACTTCTTCCTTACTAAGTTTAACTTTCCCTTCCCCTATTTCTAAATTTTCTAAAAATTCTTTCATATCATATTCTCCTTCCACTTTTTTACAGAGGTTTAGTCCTCCTAGATTTTTAGATATTATCTTTTCTTTCAAGTCTTTAAGATAGACCAAAAAAGCCAATATTTCTATTGACTATAGTATCTTAATAGATACTGTACTAATGATATATCAGTCCTCGTATCTCCGAATATATATCATCAGTACACTACCTACTAGAGATAGTGTGTTAATATTAACATTTTTACTTTAGTTGTCCTATTTTTAATTATAATAGTGCTTAAAGGTTTTAACAAACTCGTCAGTCCGTCTATTTCCGTAGAAGTACTCAAGTGTTAGCAACACTATCTGTAACCCTTTCACTCCATTATTTTATAAGCACCTTGGAATAGATATATTAGCAGGTATCTAAACGTAGACAATTAAGCCTATATGACTACTACCAAGTAGTTTAATATCTATTCTAAGCTACCTATAAGATAGCATAATAAAAGCACCCATTATTGAGTGCTAATAATCTATATTTTCTTTTATTTCATCTTCTCCATACAATTTTTCATGAGATTTGTTTTCTCTTATACATATTTTTAATTCATTTTTTATTTCATCCATAGTTTTGTGCCATGTATCAAACTCTCTAAATCCCTTTTGTTTGTATTCTTTCCACAACTCATCAAGTTCTTTTTGCTCTTCACTTAATTCAATATCTTCTAAGTCAAAGTCCATGGTTATTCTCCTTTCATAGAATTAATAAAATACTTATAGGAATTAGGAAATATAGTTCTAAAGTTATATAACTCTACTTTAGAATTTCTGGCAAGAGCACTACCTACATGCGCAAAGAATTCTCTTTCCAGTTTTCCTTTGTATTCCCAATATTTAGTTCTATGCATTGCCCTTCCAATGCATTGATTCTTTGTTATACCACCTATTATATCAGATAAAGAATTGTATTGATTATCTAAATTCATTTTTCGTGACATTCTTGCATAAAATTCTTTATCATCTATATTATACTTAAGTTTCATATTTGATTTAAATCTTTCAAAGTCATTTTGTATCATTCCTTTGAATTCGGGTTTCTGTGATGGATTTTTTAATTTGTGATCTATCATGTGACTATATTCATGGAAAAACGTGTTGTATCCTTTTAATTTATCATCATCAATATTTATTTTTATACTATCAAACATAGGATTATATCTAGGTGTACCAGCATATTTATAATTCTTAATTTTTATATCATCTTTATATTTATTTAAAATAAATTTATATGACGGGTCAGAACTTTTAATAATATCTTTTATGTTACTATAATGGTTATTAGGTAACTTCTTAATGCCAATTGATTTTATTAAATCATTGGAATTTCCTATCTTGATTTTGCTTGTTAGCATATATTCGTCATTTAATTTAATATTTAATTTCTTATATCCCTCAACCCTTAGCCTATCTATTTTAGTAGGTAGCCCACTTACTTTGTGTAAGTCATTATACTTGTTGGTTAATTGTCTTATTTTCTCCTGACAATGATATACTTCCTCGTCATTATTTATTGCTCTGGCACCTATTTGCTTGTCTTTATATTGTCTTATCTTAGTTTCTATTTGCCTTTGCAACTGTGTTCCTTCATAATTCGTATAATGTTTACCTTCAAATTCAAAACCATCTTTATTGGCTTTTTTATCTGCTTCTAATTGTTCCTTTGAATATATAGGTTCAGATACTCCTAAAACTATTTGATAGGTAAAATGATAGCAATTAAGTTCTCCAACATGTCTATTTAAACTATTGTTAACAGTATCATAATCTTTATATTTAACGCCCTTGACTGTTACATTACCTTTTGTGCTAAATTGCTTACCGTCAACAGTATCTATATGATCTGGTGCTGCATTCTTATGATGTGAAACTTCAATACCATCTGCTCCAAATTCTTCACCAAATGACTTTTGCAATTCTTGATTTAATCTTCTTATACCATCCATTACATTCATTCTAATAGATGAGTCGGCTCTTCTAGAATAACCATTATTAAAATCAACTGTTCTTAATCCACGTGAGGTCATTTCTTTCATTGCTTTTCGCATAGTCATCTCATAAGACTCTCGCCCTTGAACTATATTCAATATAGCTTCATCTGTTATCTTTTGATAAACATCTGATATTTTAGTATATTCCTTAACACCTTGTGCATTAGTTTTCATATACGCAAAAGTTTTGCTCATGTTTATGTATTCATTTGCTGTTGCTTTAGCTATTGATTTAACCTGTTCTTGTAAAGCTTCATTTTGCTCATATGGTATAAATTTAGTTTTCGTATATTCATAGAATTGTTTAGCATAGTTTTGATTTTTCTTTGCTACTTCTTCAAATATTTTATATATATCAGATACATTCTTTTCAGACACATCTGCTATTTCATTCATTATTTCATCTAAGTTATTACCATATTTTACTGATTGTAATACTTCTCTTACCTGACTTGGAGTAAAAGTACCAATATCAACTATCTGTTTTCCAAGTTTTTCTATCATGTAAGTATTTAGTTTTTCTACTCTATTAACTAATCTTTCTGATAGTCTTTCTAATGCCTCTTCACTTAACCTGATATCTTCCTCCAAACATTTTGCAGATATCAACATATGGTATTTCTTTGTTTAATGCAAAATTGATAAGACAAATTATAGGATTACAAATAATACAAGCAGTAAGATGAACAAGCAATAGCAATATTGTTTTAATTATGACAAATAACATTTTAAAAGTAATTATTATTATATTCAATATTGCCTTTATCATTTAATCACCTTCTAATATTCTATAAAAGTAACGTCTTTCTTCAAATTACCAAGTACATCTCTTTCTACAGTACAACTTGTATAATATCTTACTTTTTTATTGCCTATAGTAATCATATAACTCTCTTTTTCAGCAATTTTATAATAATCTTCTAAACTCAAATCATCTATAATTTTTATTTTGCTAATACTCTTAGGTAATTTTATTCCAGGCTCAGCAAAAATACTATGATTATAAAACATACAATTATATATCTTATTATTTATTTTTATTATGGCTGGATAAGAAGAAACTTCACAAGACTTTTCCTTTATGGAATTATAATATTCTTCATCTATAATCAGTTCTATGTTTAAATCATCAGAATTGTCTAAGATGATATCATCTGAATGTAATTCTAATTCATCCAACTTTCCTTCTAATTTGAAAGTAGGCATTTTACCACCTTCGATATGAATATTAACTGAATATATTCCTTCACCAAATTTTTGATTATTTATCTTGAAATATTCGCATTTCCCTTTTTTATCAGTCTTAACTTCTAACTTCATATTACTCTCCTACCAAATCTTCAGTTCTTGGACTTTCTGATTTTATTTCATCAATAACATTTTGTGCTTCCTCTAATGTTTCACCAGGTTTTAAGAATTGTCTTAATTCTGCCTTTTTGATTACTCCTCTAGACTCTCCTTGCATTAATTGACTAAATTCTTGTTGACTATCCTCTAGCAAAGAATAAGACCAATCAGTTGATAATTCATATTCTCCTTGAGGTGTTAAATTATAATAGTTTGCTAATACATTACAAGCATATAAGAAATCATCTAGTCCATCTTCTAATCCATCTTGAACATCATCAACTATATCAAATGTTTCCTTTAACATTTTCTTAATTTCTGTAGCTGTTGCATTGGAAGTTTGAGCATCTGTAAGTATTCCTTTTGAAGTTCCAACTTGCTTTTCTAGTAATGCAAAATCATTAGTTAATTTATTGTATAATGATGTATCTCTAAAAGCAGGATCAAATACTTCCCAAAAATTATCATCACCAGCATTAATTTTCTTGTATAAACCATTAACTGGCAAAGCATCATCACCTTTAAACATTGTGATATCTGCTCCAACAAAAGCCTCTTTTAACCCATATTCTCTATCTATTTGTTCCAAATCTTTCATTATTTTTGCTATTTGCTTATCACAACCATACGTGATAGGTACACCATACTTATCCATTTCTTTTCTATTATCTATTGGACTCTTGATATACATAAATGGCATTCTATCAACATTAGTAATAGACATATCTTCTATATTTTGCCATTCTGGAATGATAGTCATTTCAATTGGATCATCATCTAATGTAGCTCTGTATCTGATATATAGGTTTCCATTTTCTAAAGTATAATCAGCCCATCTATAATAATGATTTCTATTTCTTACAACATGTTCTGCTAAAATTGTGCAGTCTACTGTATCATCACCAATCATTTTATTGATAGACAATCTATTTTGAGAAATAATATTAAAATATAGCTTATTATTGTTAACATAAGGCACTACAAGTACGCCACCAGTTCCTAGCTCCCTAGCTATAATTTTTTTTAATTTCTTCTTAAGCTTTTTTACTATTTTTCTTAATAAATCAGCTCTTTGATTATCTCCAACTATGTCTATATTGCTGTCACTAACCGTATAATTAGCTAACTTATTTGCAATTATAGCAGTAAAGTTGATATTTCTATCTTCTTCATACATTGCTGTAAAACTATCGTTTGCTTGCATTAACATATCATCTGGTAATTGTTTCTTTCCAAATAAAGCAAGTATTCTATTCCATAAATTAGTTAACCTATCATCATTCTCCTTTTCTTCTCCATATTGGATTTAGTGCATATCTAACGCTATCAATACAGTGATTATCTGTATCAACATATCCTGTAATGTAATTACCATCTTTATCCTGTGGATGTTCATATGTAGTAAACTCTTCTGCTGATTTAGGGCACCTCTTAGGGTCTATAACTATTTTGGCTAAACTTGATAACCATTTCATTGAATATTCCACACTATCAGGTCCTTTCTTTGCACCCCTCATAAGAGACCCATAACTTTGAAAGTCTCCTATTGATTTAGGTTCAGCACTATCAGCAGTAATTAAATCATCATTTTTTACACTTTTTTCTTGTTGTAAATGACTCCAAACTTTAGCATTGCTCATTTTATTTACTACAAATTCATCAAAAATATACAATGTTAATTTATTTGGTTGATAACACATTTTAGTCCATGCTAATGGATCAGGATACCAACCAAAGTCCATACCTTGATACAAGTAATCAAAGTTGTCTATTTCCTCATCAGTTATCTCCCTTAATTCAACATTTTCAAATACATTTCCACCATCGCCAGTCTCTTCCCCTAAATACTCATTAGCATAAGCAGTAGGATTGTTCTGCTTTAGTAGTTCTGCATCATCAAAGAAAGGTTGTCCTAACCAATCAACAGGCACATCTAAATATGTACTTCTATGTACTAATCTTTTAGGATTTGGTAATCTCTTTTCTATATTAACAAAATGTCGTTTAGACTTAGGAGTATTATATACTCTAAATGTTAAATACTCATTACCACCACGTTTAACAGATTGGTCTATCTTACGAACCTCATTCATACCAGCCATTTGGTCAAACTCTTCATATATTATTAATGCGATATACATTCCCTTTGGTGGTTTTATCGATTTAATCTTTCCAGGGTCATCCGCGCCTCTAAAATAAATCATTTGTCCTGTTTTCTTGTTTTTCATTTCTAAGGGGCTTTTAGTTTTAGACCAATTTTCATTTATAAATGGATAAGTTTCTGATAGCTTATCCATTCCCCACTCTAATTGACTATAAACAGAGTCTTTTAATGTATTAGCAACTTTACGGATACAGATAGCACACCAGTTAGGATTGTTTTCTAACTCTTCTGGAACTACTTCACTCCAAAATGAAGACTTAATGGAACCACGCCCACCTTCAATCCAGTAATCATCATGCTTTCTCTCTTTTATATCTCTATATAAATCTACAAATGCTTTTCCTATATCTTTAGCGGGAAAAAACACCTGTGGTTTGTTCTTATCTAGATTTAACTTTTGCATTTCGGCAAACTTTAATTCCTTATCTATCATTACTCCATATGCACTAGCTAAATCTCTAACGCTGGTAAACTGATCAACCTTTTCTGCTTTATCATCTATAGCATCAACTAACTTTGAAATGGCATTAAGTCTTTTCTCATTAGTATTAGCTATCATCTCGAGCATTGACTTAGTATTTTCTTGTTTTTTTTGTTCGATTTTTTGCTTTAGCTCTTTATTGTTATCATCCTTACAGAGTTTTCTAACAGTATATTCAGAAACATTATTCATTCTAGCAGTCTCTGAATAATTGCTATTTTCAACATAATCTGCAATAATCTTTTTCTTTTGCTTGTCGGTTAATTTAGTCCTAGTAGTTTTTTTTATTTTAGACACATCAACCAACTCACTAACTGTCTTTTATTACTAAAATGATATTGTTCGTTTAATGAATGTTCAACATCCTTTGGTTTTAGATTAACCGTAAAGTTCTTAAATATTTTCCCATCTCTGGGTTTATATACTTCAATAAGTGATATATCATATATTTCAGACAATTTTATTAACAACATATTTATGTATTTATTTAAATTCCTAAATATATCACCTTCATTTCTTTTGGTTGCAGGGAAAGGATTTGAACCTCTGACCTTCAGCTTAGGAGACTGACGAGCTACCGAACTGCTCTACCCTGCGATGTAGTTTATTTAAAGTATTTATCAATAATACTATTAATAAAATCATTACTATTAGCAACAATCTGACATACTTGTTCAAAGTGAAATTTATCATCATCATTCTGAACATGTGCATATTCCCATAACCATACATGACAAAGTTCATGTTTTAGTGTGTTTCTTTTACTTTTGCATACATCTAATAAATGTATTTCTTGTGTTTCATAGTTTGTTTCACCTAGAGAATTACTGAGTTCCATTTTTTCTTTAGGTAGTTCCTTTATAATCCATTGATTTCCGTTTACACTAAATTTCATTTATTGCTGCTCCTTTTTAGTACTATTATTAGCACTACCATTTCTATCATTATCCCTATCTCGTTTAATCCTATTTTCATATTCCTCACACTTTCTTCCGAGTTTACAACTTCTACAGTTGTGTCTCATAAAATAGTCATAACTACAAAATATCTCTTTTTTAGTTTCCATAAACACCACCAAAAAAAGAGCTTATTTCAGCTCTTTAATTTCTCACAATATTATTATCTCACAAAAAACAGCTCATATTGGCTCATTATAATATTTCTATATTTTCATAAACAATATATGATATATCTTTATCTTTTAAGTCCCACAATATTGGGAATTTTTCTAAATCTCTTTTAGGTACACCGTTATCAAAAGTTCTATATTCTCTAGCAAAAGTAAACTTGCTATCATTCATCATTTTAATTTTTAATTTATTTTCTATATATTCACTTACATCTTTTGATAAATCAGTAGGTTCATATTTGTAATCTTTTGGAATAAATGATTTTGCTATCCCTATTATATGATCGCTGGATTGTTCAACTTGCTCTTTCATATAATTGTTTTTATTTCTTTTTTCATCTATCATAAATTTTCTGGCACTTCCTTGATATTCCAAATAACTTATTTGTTTTCCCGTTACATTTATATAACTTAAAATATCAAACAATCTTATAATATGATGATATTGTTTAGGATCAAATCCCCACTTTTGAAATTCAAACTCTTTACTAGGATATTCATGTGTTAGTGCTTTTCTTTTTTCATACATAGCACCCAACATACTCTTTAAGCTTGGTCTTATTTGCCTAAATAATTCCTTGATATATTTATCTCCAATCGAATATGTTGTATCTATCGCTTCAATGTAACTGAAATTTCCCTTTCTAATAACATTATAAAAAGTAATTATATCTTTAACATCTATTGCTCCAGTTTCTAATTCTATAGTTGTACTCGTTACTTTTCTAAAAATAATATCATGTAAACTTGGTAGTATAATTGCCTTGCAATCAATATCACTTTGCTCATCATCTACATTATAATTTTGGCTTCCATATAATCCTATATAAATAACATTGAACCCCTTTTCTTCCAATATCTTTTTGTATTCTCTTAATCGTATATATATCTGCTCACGACGCATTTAAATATCCCTCCTATTCTTATATTTACTATACAATCTTTTACATTGCGATATAGAATAATGAACATTAGATGCTATTTGATACCAGGTATAATTATTTACATCTATTTCTTTGTAGTAAACTATTAATTGTTCTACTTTGTCGTATTTTTTTAATATCTTTAATTCATTGTCTATCCAATCTAAGTTATTTTTTATTTCCTCCTGAGTTTGCTTTATTCTTTTGTCTAAATCTTGCCATCTAGGTAAATCTTGTTTTAATATGTATATTTCAAGTATATTAGAATGTTTCCCTCCATCTACCATAACTTTTGTATAATCCGTAGATTTTGGATCTACTATAGTTTCTAATAACTCTTTATCTCTTAATAACTTATTCAACTTATTTTCTAATCTTTCTACTTCATAATTTACTTCCTTTAATGTCATTTTTTTCCTTTCCCAACCGAACCTTAATTTATTATTATTCGTAAATATTTCCTATTACTTTCATTCTATCTAAATGTTTCATAGAAGAACTGGGAATATGACCTTTTATTTGAAAACTAGCCGTATCTTTATTCCAAGTTATAATACCGATTTCATTAGGTTCAGTCCATTCATAATCATACATAACTTTATCTCCTTCGTAAACATCTTTACCATTTTTATCTTTTAATCCTGTGTATTGAGATATAATTCCATTATCACAATTAACCCATTCTTTCCTGTCATCTAACCAAACCACAGGGCAAGTATATTTTTTATCATCAGTATCATTTGTATTCCCTACCAAGCATTTATAATAAAATTGGTTATTTGCCCATATTCTAAATTTTATTTCTCTATCCATTATTCCTCACCTACCTTACGCCAAAAGTATAATTTGTAGCATACATTGGAATAATAAATCCCAAACTATCTACATAACTTTTTATACTCCAATAAGTGTTATCATCATATTTGTATATATAATTAATTCTACAAGTAGCACTACTATTCATTATTCCTCCGCCTTTACAACTAAATCGGCTTTTATTAAGTCATCAATATTTTTTGTATCAAAAAATTCTTCATCACTAAATGTAGTAGTCCAATAACCTATTTCCTCTGTCATTTCAAATATTTCTCTGTCTTTATCAACACATATTATGTTCCACCATTTATTATCTATTTTTCTTTCATAAAACCCAGAAGATGTGTCAAACTTAAACTCATACTTTTTCAACTCTTCCAAATCAACGTCTTCTCTTATTTTATACATAATATCAGCCCTTTCTTTATTTTTCTGGCATTTGATAAATATTAAAATCAGTCATAGCTAAACTTTGCTCATAGCAACTATTTTTTTGCAATTCACAATTTTCTAATATATACATTTCTTTAATTTTATTTTGTATTTCATCTAAAACTTCTAATGCACGCTCTTTTGTTTTATAATTTCCTAGCCAAAAATGTGTTTCTGAATTAATATAACCATGTATAGCAATTAATGCTTCAAATTCCAATATATTAACAGCATTTATATTAACTAATTTTTTCTTGTCTTGCGAACGTATCCACAAATTCATTTAATCATCCTCCTTTTTTAACATTTCAAAAAATCTATCTAAATTCTTTTTTGTAGTATTTTCCTCAACATCATCTATTACATCTTTTAAATAATTTTGAATACCTTTTAATTCTTTATGTTTATCTAATTCTTGTATTAAGAGTATAATACAAAACTTCATATAGGCATTTTCTTTAACTAATTTTAAATATTCAGTCATTTAATCACTCTCCCAACCTATCAATTTTCTTTCTCATTTCTAAATATTCTTTACCTGCTGGTGTTTCAAAATAAGTATTGCATAAATCTATTCCACAATTTATAGTTACATTTGCCATATTCTTAACAAGTGAAATAACTTCCTCGGGTTCAGTTCCGTTAGCAATACAACTATTAGCAAGATTATGTTTTTGTTCATCATTCATATTCTTTACTATGTCTGCGTTTGTAATATTAATATGTTTCATTTTACTCTCCCAGCTTATAATTTATTTGTTCCATTTGTTCGTGTGTTATGACTGATTTAATTGTTATGCTTTTTATTGGTAAATAATAATTGTTATCATAAATTAATCCTGTATTTCTAACCATTAACTCACCATCTATTAATAAAATTTCATGTTTTTCAACTGAATCAATAATTATATCCCCCTCTTCTAAAATATCAATTATGTTATAACTTGCTTTAACAATATGTCTTTTAATTTTTTCAATCTCCTCATCACTTGGATAACAAGGTGGTATAGAATAATCTATACTATCAATAAAATCACATTGATTACCACTTAATGATAGATAATTTTCGTCAACTTCTTTAACCTTGCTACTGGTTACTAATCTTTTACCTTTTGTATAATGCTCTTTAAATTCTTTAATTTGTGAAATAAAACCTTTATCGGTTCTAACATACATTCCAACTTCTAATTTCATTATTTATCATCTCCTAATTTGTAGTGCTTGTTTATACTTAAACAACTTACTAACTTTATTTTTTTTATGTGTGATTTTCTAAACCTTACACCATTTTCTCTTATATCAGTACCTACAAAATAATGGTTTTTCATATAGTCATTAGTTGAATATAAATAACCTCTAAAGGTATCATTATCAAACAATACAACTTCTACCATTTTGTTTAGATATTTTTGTTCAAATTCATTTCTTTTCATCTTCTAAATATTTTATAAACTCTTTTTGTTGATTTTTATATTTTATATTTTCGTCTGTTCTCATATCTAAAATACATACTTCTTCTTGGTATTGTTCAAGTTGTTTCTTTAATTCTTGATTTTCTTTTATTAATAAATCAATACATCTAGCATTTTCTCCATAACAATTGCCTAAAAAATTAATTTCTCCATTTTCTATTTTTGCAACAGTCATACCAATTCCATCTTCACCGTTTGTGTCTACACCTATCGTGTATTTATCAATGCTGTAAGTATATTCTTTATCATTCATTTACTCATCACTCTCTACTTTCTCTCGATATATTACTATCGACTTTATTGTTACAATTCCATCTATATATCCGTCTTTTTTCTTTAACTCTTTTCTAAATCGTTTCAAATTTTCTTCATACTTAGCACCACAATAACCATCTATAGTAGTAACTTTTGTTTCATAATTATTTTTATCTTTAATCTTTAGCATAACTATCACCCTTGTAATCTTCCATTGACATACTCATAAGGTTTATAATCTTTAGCCCAATTCTTACAAAAATAATTAATTCCTTTATTTGCTATCATATTTAAATAAAATTCAATTAATTCTTGCGTTTCCTCATGAAATATTCTTTCGGTTTTACATTTATTATAGTATTCTAATGGTTCAATATATGGTTGGTTATAATTAGGTCTTTGTTTTGAATAAACTATTCCAGCTCCTAACCAATCACATATCATTTCTATTACATATTCAATAGGAATTTTACAAGGTGTATTTTTATATGTCCCAACATTATCTATCCAATATTCCCAATGATGAGGATTATGTCCTTTATGATGTTGCCATGCTAAAGAGTAACCTTTTTCTCTTTTTTCAGCATCTATTGGACTACTCGTGCCTTGAAAATATCTGGCACTGCTAAAAAATTCGGTTAAACTATATTTACTTAAATCATGTAATAAACCTCTTTTGTATAATCCACATTTAAAGCAAAACTTCATAACATAATATTTATGTTTTGTTATAGTTATAAAATGTTTTATATATTTATTCATTACTATCACTTCCTTGTTCTAGTTCTTGCATTTTACCTAATAACGTTCCATAATCAACTACTAAATAATGTTGCTCAGTATTTTCATTATGTTTGTTATAAACAATCCATTTTCTTAACTCATTCCAATTATCTTTTAGTTGTTTGTTCTCTTGCTGTAATTGTTCATAAGATTTATCTACTACTTTTGGGAAACTTCTTTGTATTTTACATATAATGCTGTCATATTCACATATTCTTGAACATTTAGAAACATAATCACAATACTTACATTTTTCGTTCATTCTGGCACCTATTTATCTTCTAATATTTGTAAATAAATTTCTAACAGGTCTAATATTTCTTGGCTCTCTCCATGCTCATTAATTGTCATAAAACCATCTATATCACCTTTAATAGCAGATTTTACTTTATCAATCACTTCTTTTTGTTGTTTTACTTTTTGTTCTAAATTTTCAATATAATTATAAGCATTATTTAAAACAGCATAATCACTAGAACTTTCGCATACTATATCATTTAATTTTTCTTTATCCATATTCTTATTTCTCCTATTTATTTTCAATATACTTCTTTAATTCTGGATCATTTTCAGCCAAGGCTCTTAGACAATTTTGATAATTACTATAGTTAGTTTTGTTAGATTCATTTTTCCTGATATATAGTACTGTTATTACTATTGCGTATACAATTAAAATTTTCATATTTTCACCTTTAGATTAAATTTCAATTTCAACTCCGAATGTATAATACTTATCATTCTTCTTTTCAATTAAATTTTTATTATGTTTTAAGATTCTTTCGTAGTTGCTATAACCCAACTTTAATTTTTTTGGCATTGTTCCCGTTTGTTTTTCATATCTTTCAACACTTCTTACAATTCTATCTAGATATTCTTCTATACTTAAATCATCATATTTCGTTAAATATATTGTTGTTCCTTTAAATTCTTTAACCTTTCTTTCTTCATTTCTATTAAACATTTTTATTCCTCCTATATTTCTTTATTAAAACTGTTTTTAAATTCCTCTTTACCTTGTCTCCAAACAACTCTACAAAATTCATGTGCTTTTGATGATAATCTATATTTCTGATATGCATAGTCTTTAAATGCTGTTCTTGTAACCCCTAAGTCAGTACAATATTTATTAGCATTTAGTTGAATTTCTGCCCATCTATTAGCAAGTTGCATAAATACCATAGCCAATTGATATGCGCTTTCTATATCTTCTGGAATAAGACTATAAAAGTCTTCCATAGCACCCTGATATTGCTCAATATCTTGCTTTAATTGTTCTAACATTAAATTATCTCCAACTCTTCATTTTCTAATTTGATGAAATTTTCATATGATAGAATACAATTATTTAAACCACGGCTATCTCTACTTTTTATTAATCCCTTTGGTTCTATTAAAAACACATATTTACCTGTTCTTGCCCAAAAGCTCATTATTGGTTTTAATTTTGTTTTTCCTCGCACATATCCTAACAAATTAATGTGTCCTATAGTTTTTTTGCAAACTTTATGTGGTATGTTTTTTCTTCTCAATATTTCACATGCATGTTCACACATTTCTGTTGATTGTTTCTCGTTTTCAGATAACTTTCTTTCCATTATTTTTCTCCTTATGTCGATGCATAAATTTATAAACCGAATTTAATCCCATATTTTCTAATAACCATTCTGTTGCTTGTTCTTGACTTAAATGTGTATTTTTGACTCTGTTTTCATAATAATCGTTGTATGCTCTATTGTGTAACTCATCATCGTTTACATAATTAGCTTCTACAAAGTAATAATCATAATTAATGGCTTTTATACCCTCTAAAGTTCTTGTATCGGTTGCATAAAAAACCTTGTATTGAGCAACTTCTATTTTGTAACCACATTGTGGCACATCATGATAAAGCTTTACTGGTTTAACCTTTAAATTATTATTATAAACAGCTTGCTTATTTAGAATATAAACATCAATATTTCTTTTATCTACACCACAATCAATTAATTCTTGTACTAGCCATTTACAACACCCAAATCTTAAAGTTGGTCTATCTTTTGCTAATCTTCGGATTGTGGCTTTATTAAAGTGGTCTGAATGAACGTGTGTCAAGAGAACCAGTCTCAATTTTTCAACATGTGGAGTTAGTAGCTTATAACTAACTCCCATGTCGATTGCTATAATGTCATTTATTAGTGTGCAATTTCCATCTGAACCACTATTTAATATCTTATAGTTCATTTATATCAACTTGCTTTATGTTGGAATCATCTTTTATTTCAGCTTCTGGAATGTTTTGATCACCTTGTAATATTACCTTGTCTTCATCTCTTATTTCTGGTAAATCAACATTCATTTCATCAGCTTCATACATTCCTCCAAGATCTTCTACAAAAGCTTCTCTTAAGGCTCTTACTTTTGCTACTTTTTCAATCATTGTAGCTGGTTGTTTAGTCCAGTTAGAGTTTGGTTCTCCATCAGATTTTCTTTGAATTGCTTCTTCTAATGAAACACTAGCCTCAATCGAATTTTCCCAGTCTTTTCTAAAAACTTCAGCCCAACCGCCAACTAATGTTTCTGTTGGAAGTTTAAATGTACCTGTTCTCTTCTTCTCTTCACCATTTTCATTAGTTACAATAATTCCAGATTTCATACCATTATATTTAGGATTTAATACTGCTCTTTTTAAAATTGCATCTTTTCCTACAACTATTGTTGCAGGTGTCTTATTTGAATATTTAATGCAGTATGCCTCTCTCAAAAATGGATTTAAGCCCCTTACCTTACATAATTCGGTAAACATTTTAAATTCTGGAATTGTAATTTGTGCACCAGTACCTACAATGTAATCTTGTACTATCTGTGGTGTTAATTTAATTTGTTGTCCATCAACTTCATATGTTACTGCTAAGTTTTTTTGTAATTGTTCTTTATTATTCATAGTGATCCTCTACTTTCCTTAATTGTCTATATTTTCCTTCGATACTTTTTAAAGTATTAGCAACAATTTTTGCCGATTCTTTTGGTCCAATAAATTCAAACGCTAATAATACTATTTCATCTTGCCTTTGTACTTTAGGAGCAGATAAGCTATCTATTTTCTTTAACATCTCTTCATCGTTTATTACCTGTTCTTTTGCTGACTCTTTTTCTTGCTTCATCTCTTCTAGTTGTTTATATCTGTCCATGACTAAGGCTATTGATTCAGCTGACTTAAGATTCTTTTTATACTCAATTAAAATTTCTTCTTTATGCTCTAAAGTGTTAATCAAATCTACATCTTTAGCGCATCTATCAACAAATTCATTTATTTGATCTTGAACTTTCTTAGTTAAATTACCTGTAGATGTTAATAAGCCTTTTGTTACCGATATATTCATCTGACTGAAATTAACAAAATCAATATTCTTACTTTGAGCATATTCATTGAAATATGATTCAATTTTTTCTCTTACTTTTTCTAATTGTTCATCATCAAATGCTTTTACTTGTACGTTGATCAGATTATAAGTTTCTTTTAGTAGTTTCTCAGTTTCTTTTGCTGTGTCTTCAAATAATTTTATTGGTTCGTTATATTTAGCAACAATTTGTTTTCTAAAATCTTCTACTTGCTTTTTAAATTTGTTTATATCGGCCTTTTCCTTTTCTGCATCATTTTTTGTTACAGCAGTAAAAACTACGCCTGTATAATATTCTTTCACTTTAATTGCATATTCTTTTACCTTTTTGATGTTATCTTCTATTTTTGATGTTCCTATTATTTCAGCATTAATTTCTTCCTTAAATTCTGGCTTTATTAGTGTTTTTTCTTCTAATACTTCTGCATCTTGGATATCTTTCATTTATTCATTTCCTCCAATTCTAACAAACTCACCATTGTGGAGCGCGTAGTATGTATTTTCTAACAATTTTTTCCCGATTTCATAGCTAAAATTTCTACATCTCATTTCTTTATTAGTTGCTTTATAACCCTTCATTATATATTTCCCTTCTTATATTTCATTTTGATTTTTTCTATATCCTGACGATATTTTTCTATCAATTCTTTTTGATAAATATTGTTATCTTCCTGTAGTGCTATAATCTTATTTTGTAATTTTATTAATTTATCCTTTATTTTTATTGCATCTTCTAATGATGCCTCATACTTTAACTCAAGCGTATTTTTTCGCTTAATGGTATTCTTTTTTTTAAACATTTTTCGATTCCTCCTCAAAATCATTTATTAATTCTTTTAACATTTCGATTTGGTTTGATGCTGTAGTTTCTTCAGAAAATATTGACTTTATATCATCAAGTAAACCGTTATATCCCGTTATCTTTGTTTCTAATTTTTCATAATCAGAATATGGCACTTTAGCCCTATTTTCTAAATCTTCACAATAATCATCATATCCTGGGTAATAACTACTCAAATCTCTCGTATCCATTGCTCAAATCCTTTCTATTAATTGTTTTAAAAGTCTATTCCGAATACTGATACATCTAAATTTTTTGTTACAACAACATCATTGTTATTAATTTTTATTCCAGATATTCTGCTACGAATTATATGTATGTCGTTTAAAATAAGATTTTTATATTCGTTTGTTTTTTCGACATCATTTGTTACATATTCTTCATAATTATCTAATATTCGTACTAACTTATTTAGTTCATTTGATTTTAAATTTATTGATTTCATATCATCTCTTTTAACAAGTTATTTATTTCTTGCTTTTCTTGATCCTCCATTTCTAAACTTTCATTTTTCTCAAAAAACCATTTTGGTAAATTTTCATCTGGTAAATATTTCACTATTTCATCTATTCTTGGAAAAAACTGTTGATATTTCAAAACCATTTTGGTGGCATT